GCCCGTCGCAAAGATGGATGCGGTGATCTGAAGGCGTTGCATCTTGTCAGCCTTGCCGGGGTTCCATGGGATCACAGGCAGGTGGGCGTGACGGAGTTCCTGAATCAGGGAGATGCCTGCGGCCTTGTCTTCCACGATGATCAGGTCGGGGCGCTTGGCGTCGCGTCCTTCACCGTATGAGACGCGCCACTCTTCCAGCACACGGGGCTTGAGACGCGGGAAGTCCAGATGCTCGGCCCAGCAATCGATCAGCAAGACAGACATCGGGCCATCCATGGGCTTGAACACACCCCATGTCGTCATGGCCGTAGGGTCGTTGTAGGTCTTCTCAGAGAAGGCGCAGTCATACGACTGGATGATGAACTCGAACCGTGGGAACGCCTTGTTGGCGGGCCACAGTTTGAACATATCGCGCCCGACCACCTTGCCGTCTTCGAGGTCGACGATCTCGCCCAGCACCTCCTGCTGGTACAACTTGCTCCCCTTGTACTGCTCCAACTGCTTGGAGAAGTTCTCGGCGAGGTTGGCGGCGTTCTCGTATGTGCTGGCGCGGTCGATCACCACATCGTCACCTTCGCGCCCAACGAGGTCGAGGATCAAGTCCTTGGGGCGCGGTGTCGTGGTCACGATCACGCGGGGCTGGTCACCCAGACGCAGGCCGAACATCATCATGTCCCACGCCTCTTGCAGGTAGGTGAATGCGGCCAACTCGTCACACCATGCAAAGTGCCACTGCGGGCCGCGCAGACGCTCGTATGAGTCGGCTGAGATGCCCCGGATGATGGAGCCGTTGACCAGTTTGATCTGGTGATCCTGCTTGTTGTAGTCGATGATCAGTTCCTGAGGGATCACGGACAGCAGGCCAGACTGACCCTCAAAGCAGGTGAACTTCACATCGTTCGATGTCGGGGCCAACACGAGGCACCGTGAGCCGGGGGTGATCCATGCCCACCACCACAGGGCCTCGGCGGCGCTCCGGGTCTTTCCTGCTCCCCGTCCGGCCAGCATCATCCAGACGGTGTAGTCCATCTCCAGCGGAGGTGGTATCTGGTACTTGTGGGCGCCAGCAACCCATTCAGCGTGAGCCAAGACGGCGATCTGATTCTCGGGCGACTCGGCGTCAAACTCCCGGGCTAGGTCTTCGTCTAGGTGTTCAGCCAGCACGCTTTGCCATCTCCATGTTCTTGATCAACTCGAACAGGCGGCTTGATCCAGTGTCCTCTGTCTTGATGGGGGCGCCGTCCTCTGTGCCCTCGACCGCCACGCGGTCACCGTACTTGCGGGGCTTGAGTTTTGATGCGACCCACTTGCGGGCGTCGATCCGGTTCTTCTGCCACTGAATGTAGGCGCTGTGCAGTTCGATGCGGATCAGTTCGCCGTTCTTGCCATAAATCGGGTTCAGGTCAGGCGTCTCGTCGGCGATGGCCTGAATCTCGTCAGCCAGCGTGTCGGCCTGCTCTTCGCGGGCGCGTGCGTACATCTCCGAGAATTCAGGGTGGCGCGTCAACCAAAGATAAACGGTGGACTGCGCTGGCATTCCCTCTTGCAAACATATCTGTCTCAGTGCTTCCCCATTAGCCAGCCTTACGCATATCTGGGAAGCGATGTCAGTGTCGAACTTGGTGGGGCGCCCTTTCTGGGGCTTTTGCGGGGCTTGAGCGTATTTTTGGGCGGCGCTGATACTTCCGCCTGTCTCGGCGGGTTTCACGGCCTTGGTGGCTTTTTTGCGCGGCTTGGCTGTAGTTTCAGGCATTACCCCTAGTCCCCATGAAAGTGAATGCAATTCAGTGTAATCGATTCGCTTTCAGTCCGCTAGTATTTGTCCCGGTCTCTCCCGAGCGTCACCTCGTTCTATGCGCTACTGGCTCCAGAGGTTCTCATGCCGCGATTACTCACAACGCACTTGGGCCGGACTCCGTGAACTGGCCGGACAGCACCCCTATCGCTAGGGGGTGGAGAATTCAATTCGCTGGGGATTCGCTGTGTTCAATCAACTCTGGTTGCTCGGGCGCCGAGTACTGCTCGATCTCGATCCCGGCCTTCAAGGCGTTGACCAAGTCATCCTGCGACGCGACGCGGACAGTCAGCATGGTGTTTGCCACATGACTCACCGCCTGTTGACGGATAGATGCCTTGATCAGGCGAACCTTGTTGTCGGGCGTGCCGACCAGATAAATGCGTTGCTGTGCCATTGCCGCTCCAATGTTTTATAGGGGTTATTGTAACTCAAATTTTAACACACCCAGCACAAAAAGGAAGACCCGCATCGTGTGCGGGCCTCCGGTGTTGGTAGAGGGCACCACCCCTTGAGTAACCGACTCGGTTTGAGTTCGCTACCTGTTCGCTATACATTCGCTTTTTAGATAAAGCAAATCATAACCACGAACAGCGTGAATGCCAAGCCCCCGAGGACTTTCTCCCACAGCGGCTCATCTTGCCAGCCGCGTTGGCTGGGCAGGTCTTTCATCATGTCGTCAATCTCTTGCTTGGTCATTTCTTTTCTCCTACGGTGTGTGCGGCGTTCATGCCGCTCATGAATACTGCGGCCAATGCCTGCTGGAAGGTGCAACCCCCATTGGTCATGGCCGTGAAAATGTCAATGGCCTCAGCCTCAATGAACTCCCGGGCCTCACGCGAACCCAAGCGAGTCATCTCCATACCCCTTGGGTTGTTGCGTGCCATCGTTGGTCGAATAGAACTCATCATCACCCCCAATTAAGTGCGATCAGGCCCAGCGCCAGCATCGCGCCCACGCCGTACCAGATCACGATGTACTGCCACACGCTCTCGCCCCTCATATCCAAAGAACCGATTCGGTTTTAAGTCGGTTTCTCATGATCTCCCGGCACGCATCACGAACCTTGGGCGGGTAGTCCGGATGGAACTCAGCCACCCGGCAGTCGTACACCCGCTCGTCAGGCTGGCCCACGCTGATCACAAAGGCCCCGAACATCACGAACAGGGCCAACACCACCCCGAAGGCGGCGGTGGTGGGTTTCACTTGACCTCCTCGACGGTCACGCGGTACTTCTTGCCGAAGCGGTCTTCGACCTCGATGGTCTTCTTGGTCGACTGGAACGAGCCGCTCTCGCTCAGGTCGTACTTGGGGCGGCTCACGCTTGCCAGCAGGCGCTCGGTGTCGTTGGCCTTGAGTTCCTTGCTGATCACCGTGGCGATGTAGTCGCAGTAGGCCAGCAGGCTGTTGGGACGGTTGAACACCGGGTGAGAAAAGAACTGCTTGACGACGGTGTCCATGGTTTCGAAGTGGGTCATGTTGGTCTCCTGAGATGGGGGCCGTAGCCCCCGGGGTTGATTAAGCGGCCACCAATTCCTCGATGTCCACGGCGCCCTGCTTGAGTTGGGCCAAGCCGTCAGCCAGCGTCCAGAGGGCGCGGTTCAACTTGACATTCTCATTGACGCCACCGACAGCGCGGGTGGACATACGGCGGCCAGTAGCGGAGCGGCCAGCCACACCACCCTTGATCATGTTCTCCTGCACGCGGTTGAAGGTCGTCCAGAGGTCGGTCTTGTTGTCCTGCCAGCGGCGGGCACGCAGGATGCGGTCAGCCTCGACAGGGGCCTTGTCGTCCCAGCGCAATTGCAGGGCCGCATTAGCGAACAGCGACTGCTCTTCGGGCTTGAGTTCGATGGCCTTGTAGGTCTCGATGCGGGAGCCGATCTCCTCGACATTGTCGAGAACGCGGAACGAACCCTCGATGACATCGTCGATCACATTGCCGCTATGACGCACGCGGATGTCGTTGCAGATGTCGCCAGCGATCAGGCCGTTGGAGCAAACCATGCGGAAGAATCCGGCCAGCAACTGGTACGAGGACGAGCCATCGTGGCTGTTGATCAGCACGATCTCGGGAACCTCTTCACCCACAGCGGCCTCGATGCTGGTGGCATGACGCAGGCGAACCATGTGCTTGGTGAACTCGCGGCGGGACTGATCCTTGACGCGGGTCTGACGAACCTCGAACGGCTGGAAACCTTCATTGCGCAGGCCGTCCAGAACTTGGATGGTCGGGATGAAGGTGTAACGCTCACCACGGGACTCGTGGGCAGTCTCAGCCAACACGCTTGGGGCGTACTGGGCAATTTGCTCGTTGCTCAAAGGAGCGTTGGAGCGGAAGGATGTCTGGTTTGCAGAACGGGCATATTGGTACATGGTTTAACTCGCTTTCATTTGTTTGCCTGACCACACAATGCGGTCAGTGAAGATAGTTTAACACTGCCTTAAACCTTGTCAACAGGTTTTTGAGATTTATTTGTAGGGACTTTCCCTAATGCTTTCCGGGCCTCGATTTCTCGCTGGAGGATGTGCCAGAAGGGCGACTTGATGGGGTTCACTTGGCCTCCATCTTCAAGTGGGCCAGCAGTTCATGTAGGACGAACTCCTTGCTGGGGTACGCCTCGATGTAGCGCTCGATCTCGGTCACGATGTAGTCGCACCCGGCCTCAAAGCCTTTGATGTACTGGATGTCCTCCGGGGTGTATGGCTTGGTCATAGCGATCCTCCTTGGTTGATCAGGTACTCGGTGCCTGCGGGCGTGATAGCCCACACGGCGGCCTTCTTGCGGTGGGCGGTAAGGCGCCGCACCCCAGTGTCATGCACGAACCCCTTGTCGGCCAGCGTGACCCGGCAGGGGCGGTAAGAGTTGCCCTCCATGCGCGTGAGGCTTTGGCCCTCCTCGTCGGTCAGTCCGTCGTGATGGCGGGCGATCAGCGTCAGCACCGCCTTGGTCATGCGCCCGAACTTCGGGGCGATAGCGGCGGCGGCATCCCGGCTGGTGTCGCTGTGGTGCTGGTGAGGAGGCAGTGCCCCGGGTATCAGGCCAGACTCACACAGCGCGATGCAGGTCTTGATGGCGTCGGCCACGAAGATGTCGTTGGTGCGGATCGACTGCAACTCGTCGCGCACAAGGCGTAGGATTTTCTTGCTCATCAGAATGGTGCCTCCGGTAATTGGCTCAGGTCGATGCGAGGCTTGCGCGTGCGCTTGATCTTCACCGTGATGTACTGATAGCCGTCGCCGGGTTTGTCCCACACCCAGCGCACGACCTTGCCCATGTAGTCGAGGATTCCGTACTTGATCATGGCCGCTCCTTAGTAGTTCTTCTCGATCACTGCAAGCATCTCAGCAACATCCTTCGAGATGTCGGTGAACGCTTCGAGTACATCGGGGTTTTGTGCGGCCTGATCCGTCTTCTCGACATAGTCGCCTTGGATGAGGATGCGGTCACCAGCCCAGCGGCCAATGAAGGGATGCTCGGGGAAGTCGCCACCCCCGCGCCCGTTGCTGTTTGCCAGCAAGGCGAACAACGCGGTGCTGGTGCTGGCGATGTGGCCGACCTGCTCGTACAACTTGAGGCCGTTGTCGATACGGTGCGGGTGAATGCGCTCTTTTTTGTCTAGGTTGTAGACCTCGTGGTATTGACCCATCTCACACCTCCGCCATCATGTCGGCCCACTCGGCGCCCATCGCATCAGCGACGAAGTCATACGAGCCTTTGGTGCCCTGCTTGACATCGTCACGCGAGGGAATGGTGTTGCCCCAGTAGTCACGGGCGCGGGCCTTGCCGAGGACACAGCGGCCTGCGTTGATGGCGTCCATCATCGTGCGACCGTAGGAACCTTGCAGGCTCCATGCGCCGGAGTTGATGGCCCGCTGGATCGAGAGGAAGTACTCCTCTTCGGTTGCGTCCTCGTCGGACTCGATGGTGTTGATGTCGTTCAGTGTGAGCATGATTCGCTTTCCTTTCGCTTTTAAGGGGCCAAGGCCCCGGGGTTTACTTGCTGGTGACCTTGACGCTGAACACAGCGGTGGTCTTGGTGTACTCAGCAACTTGCTCGGCAGTGATGCCAAGAGCGGCGCAGAGGGCTTTGTAGTCAACCACAGAGCGGTTGGACTCGATGTAGGTGGCTTTGAACAAGTCGCCTTCGACAACCTTGTCACCGCCTGCGGAGGCGTTGTCCTTGATGGTGTCCTTGATGGCGTCGGCCTGCTTGGTGAGGTCGGCGATCTGAGCCAACAGTTGACCGAGGGTGTCGACTTGGGTGGTGGTGATTGCTTGCATGATGATCTCGCTTTCGTTTGTTACCTGACCGCGTTATTGCTGTCAGTGAGGATAGTTTAACACCAACTTAAACCATGTCAACGCCTTTTCCAAAATATTTTCTAAGGAAAACCCTAATGTTGCTCCACGGCAACACCCAGCAGTTCCAAGGTCTCCTTCAGCAGGCTGGCCTCGTCGTACCCGTAGTGCTTCTCGAATCCCTTGGTTCCCAAGCCATGCAGGCCCGTAGAGCCTCTGTGATGCTCCGGGCATAGTGGGATGACGGTCATGTGGCTGGAACGCCCCCAGCCCCCCGCCAATCGCCTCGGATGGTGCAGTTCAG